GCTGTCTAAACAAACGGTATCGTAGTCTAACTTGCCACTTTCTAATAGCTGTGCAATTTCTTCTATTTCAGCTGCTTCTTTGACTTCAATAGCAGTCACATTCTTAGCGTCTTTAATAGATAGAAGTCCAGCTTCCATACTTACAACAAGGGTCTTTCCAGGTACGGTCTGACAAAGAGTTGTTTTACCAGCTCCAGAGATTCCGTAAACTAGAAGTTTAGCACCTTGCATTTCGACCAAATCGCTCGGGCTTTTTATACGACTTATAATATCGCTCATATCATTTCTCCTAAAGATAAAATAATAGTATACAGATAAAAATATTGACTGTATACTTTTAGTTCAAAATAAATTTATACAAAAAGCAACTATGAGCGAAGTCAATAAAAATCAATGGAAAGTGAATTATTTATACAGGCTTAGGCAAATAGCTGATAAAGGACTTGAACCTTTATATGCTAACAGGCTGGAGCCAGAATACAAGGAGAGAGAAGTGGAAAGGATTAGTTTAAAAAGATATATAGAATTTATAGGAAATTCTGGAGCAGCAAAATTATTTGAATGCTCTGAAGCAACCGTCAAATCTTGGAGGTATGATCGAAGACAACCTTCAATTAAACAAGCAAAAAAAATAATTAAAGCTGCTAATGGTAAGTTAGATTTTGAATCTATTTACGGCTCTTTAGAAACTACATTTGAAGAATAGTTTAAGTGTTCAACGTCAAGGCAACAGCAGAAGACTCTGCGTTGGATCTAGCGCTTGCTTATGCGGAATCTGGTTTTAGTGTAGTACCTTTATTACGCCATAACAAAGTTCCTCCCAGAGAACTCGGAAGCTGGGAAAGATTTAAAAGCGAACAACCAACGACTTTAGAGATAACTAAATGGTTTCAAGGCCGCGATGATTTAGTCGTAGCTTTAGTGACTGGAAAGTTTTTAGTTATAGATGCAGATACTCCAGAGGCAGTCACGTGGGCTGCTAACAATTTACCTGTTACACCTTTAAAGGTAGCTACTGGTAAAGGTATGCACTATTACTATAACAACCCAGAAAATTTTACAACTTATGTCGCTCGCAGGATTGCTGGTTATGACCCAGCAAAACTGATTGATATAAGAGGCGTCGGTGGCTTGATTATCGCCCCCTATAATATTCATGCTACTGGCGCCATCTATGAACCTCAAGTAATACCAGGTTGGGAATTGCATGATACAGGTGACTTGCCAGACTTCTCTCGCGAAGATTGGGTAAAGGTAACTGGCGCAGACAAGATTAACGGCAAACCTATAGCGACACCTCTCTCCCTTGAAGCCGCTGCAGAAGGAAGCCGTAATGATACTGCAGCTAGGTTGGCAGGTTATCTGATTGCTAAAGGATTGAATACAGACTTCACTCAATTCTTTTTGCAATCTTGGAATAGAAGCAATAAACCACCTTTAGAAGATTCAGAGATAGCTACAACAGTTAACTCTATTATGAAAACCCATGAGCGTAAGAACCAAGCTGCTCCTAGTTATATATCCAAGAACAGGGTTATCAAAGAGCCAGCAGAGTTGTATAACCCTCCAGGAATTATTAAAGACATCTACCAATATTCAGAGCAGATAGCTCAGATATCGCAGCCAGCTTTAAGTTTACAGTCAGCGTTAGGTGTTGGATCTGTGGCTGCTGGTCGTATGTATAAATCAGATATGAATAACTTTTCGTCTTTGTATTTCATGTGTATTGCTAAGTCTGGTCAAGGTAAAGAGAATACCAAGACAGTTATTGAATCTGTATTAGATAACTCTGGCCATATAGATTTAATGGCTGGAGATGGTTATACATCAAGTGGAGCTGTTTATAGTTTGTTGCGACATAAACCAACTCACATTACTGTAATGGACGAGTTTGGTAAAAGATTAGAAAGTATAGCCAAGTCATCTAACTCTAATAAAGAAGACGCCCTACAAGCTCTCATGGAAGCCTGGGGCCGTTGTCACGGTACTATCAGACCTGATAACTACTCTCTTATGAATATGTCTAGCAAGCAACAGCAAGAAGCTATGGATAGATCAACAATTAAACCAGCTATAACACTTATGGGTATGAGTGTTCCAAAGAATTTTTACGGTGCTTTATCTACAGGAAGAATTGTAGATGGATTTTTAAATAGGTTTATTGTTGTTGAGTCCAAGCTTCCTAGAGTTGTAGGCAAGATGGTGCCATTTAGAGAACCTTCTCACGCTATATGTGAATGGGTTAGAAAGATGCGAGAGACTAGAAATGAAATGGAGGAGCTGGCTAAGAACAATTCAGAGTTAGACTTTAAACAACGTGTGCTTACCTTTGATAACGAAAGCAAAGACTTGTTAACCAAGCTTGCATACAAACTAATAGAAGAACAAGACGCCTTAGAAAAAGATGGATTAGAAGTATTGCTGTCTAGGACTAGAGAAAAGGCTATGCGATTAGCTTTGATATGTGCTTTGGCTGATGATCATAATACCAATATTATTAGAAGCGATATAACTAAGTGGGCAATTGATTATGTGTATTACTACGATCAACTACTTGTAGATAACTGTGAAGACAAAGTTGCAGGCTCTGAGACAGAGAGCAAGATAAAACAAGTGTTGAGCTTTATTAGATCCCAAGGAGATATAGGTATCAGTAAGCGTGATATAGATAGGCGTGAGATATTTAGAAGTATGAAGTCATACGAGGTAAAAGAAATTATAGAAAGACTGAAGAACTCTGGAGAAATCCAAGAAAAAGATGTTAAGACCAAAACAACAGGTAGGCCAACAAAACGTATTGTTGCTATTGATCCTGAGTTCTTTGATGATTAAAGGAGTGGAGTATGAATCCAAAACCAAAGATGGAAACAATAAGCGACCAGAAACGCGAGGAGCGTGTGGCTGGTTTTATAGAAGGATTATGGGATGTTAGGTGCAATAAGCTACCAGTATCATACGGACTAGATTACTGGTGTGAAAGTAGTGATACCTGCTTCTGGTTAGAAGTTAAATGTCGTAGCTTCGGTATAGATAGGTATGACACTTTACTACTTAGCACCTCTAAATTAAGAATGGGCGCAGCTTTATCTTTAGCTACTGGCCATCCTTTTGTTTTGGTATTTGCTATGACTGATAGTGTTTACTCGCATACCTGGAAAGCAGGTAAGGAGTATGACGTTAGATTCGGTACGATAGCAGAGCCTATCTATGAAGAAGACTCAGAGCCGTATGTGCATTTAAGTAAAGATGAAATGACTTGTCTATCAGAACATCCGCTAGGATTTGATAGAGAAGAAATGGGTTTAACTTATAATAAAAAGAGTTAGGCTAATCCTTGTAAGCCTTGATCTATTTCGTTAAATCTTCTTTCGGCTATTTCTAGGTTAGCTGGAGAGTTTCCTAAAAGACTTCTACTGATTGGTGTTTGTCCTTGTCGAGATAAAGAAGCAGTTGATTCAACTTCTGGCAATTCTAAAGGTGTTACAGCTATAGGTGCTTTAGGATCAACAAGTCTATTTTCATATTGTCTTTCTATATATTCATTAGTCTCTTTAATATTTTCTGCAGGTATTTGAATGCCAATTGATCTTCTTATAGGTTGTCCTGCTCTAAATCCAGTAATACTATCTTCAAAGTTTAGTCCTCTGTAGTAACCCATCTTCTCAAGTATTTCTGGCATTTCTTTAATAATTTGTTGATTTCCAACATCTCCAGTCAACCATCTTAAAAATCTCTTGCTTCCTAAAGCAACTGCTAAAAATCTTAACATACTAAATTTGCCCATCAATTGAGTTGGCGCTGATAAAACCTTAAACATAAAGCCTTGGGTAAATAGTCCACCACCACCAGCGGCTCTTTCACCCCCAACTGCAAACTTAGCTCTTTTTGCTGCTTCTTTTAATAATCTATATTGTTCATCACCAAAAGTTTCTTTTAATACAGACTCACCATATCCGTTTGGTGACATAATTGCGTCGTAAAATTTACTATCATCAAATAATTTTTCAATTACATCATCACCTGGTTTTAAGTAATCGTTCAATATTTTTCTCATAGCAGCAACTTGAAACTCTTTAAATTCAACAGACTCAGGGCCAAGTAGTTCTTTTATTTTTACAATGTCTTCTGAGTTTCCACGTTTAAATAAAGTATTGACTATATTTTCTGAGTCTATACTGCCATTTTTTATTTTATTGTATATTTCTAATTTACTTATCTCAGTTAATTGATCTTGAGCAGCAATCTTAGCGTTTAAGTCATCTATAACGTGATCTACATTAGAAGTATTATTCAATATTCTTCTAAGCTCTGAGGCGTCTTGTGTGTTTACTAAATCATCTGCTTGTCTTAAAGATTTTAATAATTCAGATTTTTTAGTAGGCCCAAATAAAATATCTCCTGTTGTTCCGTATCCTTCTATGGCATTTGCTATTTGTCTGTAATTTGTTACGTTTCCATTTTTTTGAGTT